TTAAAGCGATGTCATTTTTTTGAGTCGCTTCATCAGCTTGGTTTTGCAGGCGCTCTCTTTGGCAGTCTCCATGACTGCTATGACTATCCAGCGCTGTGGGTCTTCGCCAAGTTCTGCGGCCACTTCCCCTGCAACCACCGGGCTGAGGTTGCCTCTTGCCTTGGCAGTAGTGAAGATCGCTCGCGGCACACCGATCAGCCTTGACCACTCGGCAGCGGACTTCACTTCTAGCGCTCGATCCAGCAGGTTGAGTGTTGTTTGCATGTTCACCCCTTGAAAAAAGATGAGTAATCACGGTGATTACTGTTGTAATGACCGTGCTTACATGATACCGTGCTACCTGTAATCACCGTGATTACATACAACCCATGGAGCTACCCATGACTAGCACGCAAGTTTCCTTCCTCTCCTTTGCGCTTGCCCAGCAAGCCGCCTCATGCACTCCCCCCGCTGCCATTCCAGACGCTGCCCCCGTGGTAGCTCACGGGCTCGGCGTCGGTGGCGGTGGGGAGTGCTCCATGCCTCGCGTTTATGCGTCCTGGCTCCTGACGGTTAAGTGGCGGGATGGTGCCTGCCGGTCTTTCCGTTACTTCAGTCGGTCGCTCGCTCGTTCTCGGGCTCGTGATTTCCCCTTTGCGTTGTCTGCGGTTGTGGAGCGTCAGCTCGGGTACATGACCTTCTCCGGCTGGGTGGGTGTTGATGCGGGGGCTGCATGAGCTCGACCCTCCGTGCCTTGTACCGCGCTTGGTACGCCCGGCGTTGGGCTCTGCTTGATTCCGGTCCTGACGACATCTGTCTAGTTCTGCCCTGGTGGCATCGCGCACGACTGCTGCGCATGTGGGGTGTCTCGCTGTGAGCCCGCTGCACGCTCTGTTGCGCGCAGCAGGAGCGTAGAGCGCTGTCGCTCGTATACCGCCCTAGGAGGCACAAATCATGGCTTTGACCAGCATCATTCAAATCATCAAGACAAACGAAAAGCGCAGCGGCGTCAAGGATGGTCGCCCCTGGGAAATGCAGGACGCCGAATGCATCCTGCTCGATGACACCGGCGCCGCTACGCAAGTCGGCGTCCTCCAATTGCCCAAGCATCTGCTCGGTGAGCTTGCCCCGCTGCCCGGCGTCTACGCCGCCAGTTTCGCGCTGCAGTCCGCCATGCGTGATCGCCGCATTCAGGCCGTGCTGACGGACCTGCGCCCTGTCCAGTTGCCTGCGCAACGCAAGCCCGCTGCTCCTGCGCCTGCGGCTGGCTCCTGAGGTTGGCCATGATTGAGTTCACTGCTCAGCATCTGTCCACTCTCATTTTTTGGGTCGCTGTGACTGCCGTGGTGTTCTCTGGCCTGGGCACTCTCCTGGCCATGCTCGTCTGGGCTCTCGCCCGTGAGCTGTTCGGGGGTATCGGGGGCGAAGCCCCTGATGTTCACCCCTCGCCGCGCAACGTGCCCGTCGACAAGGGGCGCCACGCCCAAACCGCGCCGGACTGACCATGCCCGCGCTCCTCACCCGTCCCCTGCCGTGTCGTGGCCCGCGCGCAAGCACAGCGTCTGCGCGCGGGCCACGGCGCTGGCTCACCCCTGGTCTGCTATCGCGCCCTGAAAGACAAACGGCAGGGGCGTGCTCCTTGTGCTGCCGGGGCGTGCGAGCCCCGCAGGGCTCCTCTCTTGCTGCCCTTAGGAGGTCCCATGTTCGCCATCCTCATCGTGATCCTGCTGGCCGCGTCGGCGCAGGAAACCATCGCCACGGCCCCTATGCCCTCTCATGTGGGTCAGATTGGCCCCATGCAGCCCGTGCCTCGCGTGCCTGACCCGCGTTACTAGCTATGGACTGGAATAACACCAACCATCTATTGCAAGCGGGGCTAGTTGGCCTATGCGTTGTCCTATTCGTTCTGGGCTATCGCGCGGGGGACAAAACATGATCGACGCTGCCGCTGTTACTTACTTGATCGCTGGCTTATTCGGCTGCTGGGCCTGTGGCTTTGGCGTCGGTAAAGCCGTCGCATTTACACGCGCTCTGCGCGACGTCGCTTGAGAATCTAGAGCGTGTTGCTCTGACTGCTACGGGGCCAGTTGTCCCGCATCTAGAAAGCTCCAAATGATCCATCTGATCAAAGCTGCTCGCGCATCTGTCCCCAACGTGCGCAATGCAATCTCCAACAAAATCCTGGCCGCTGGTGTCGCGCTCTCGGCGTCGATTCCGGCATTCGCTCAGGCCGACCCTTTCACGACTGCCGTTGCAGACGTGAAGGAAAAGGTCACCACTTACGGTGGTGAGCTCGTCGCTGTGGCTGCTGTCGGTGTCGTCTTCATGATCGGTATCAAGTACGTTAAGAAGATTCGCGGCGCCGCTTAACCAGCTACTTTGCTCCTGCCCCTGCTTTGCGGGGGCAGCGTCAAGGGGTCTGATACATGCGTAAATTAATCATCAGCGGCTTATTCCTGCTCCTAAATATCGGCAGTGCCATTGCTCAGACGCTTGAGTATCGGGGGGGTACGACGCTGCTCCCTGGGTGCCATCTGCTCAGCAGGCTTGCGAGGGTGCTCTTGCTTGGCGTAATGCTCACAAGCCTGATCCATCGGCTAAATACACGCTTGAGGGCGTCATTACCATAAGTCCCATGCATGGGGACTGCCAGCTTAAGCGCTGTAATAGTAATGACCCGCCTTTTTGTACAATTTACGGCAATGAGATTAGTTGGATTGCTCGGCCTAAAAAGTGTGCTGATGGCTCGGACCCTCCCGCATCCGGAAAATGTCCTGAGCATTGCGCGGATAACGCGGGTACTATCAGTACGATGAATGTTACTCGCGGCTGGGCTCGGTCTTCGCTCGCGAATAAAGCTGACCAGCTTGGGACCACTAATGTGGTCCCTTCTTCGATTTGTTCTGGCCTTTGTAAATACTCTGTGCTTGGGAACGAGGAGGCTTATCGGTCTCAGACGCCTAGCGCTCAGGGCTTGTATCGCTTAAGCAGTGACGTAACGGTTATCCAGACTGATCAGTCTTGCACTCCGGGTGACGCTGATAAAGTTGCCGACCCGAGTACCCCTGATATGCCTTGCCCTGGTCAATTGGGTCAGCTTAATGGTAAACCTTATTGCGCTATTACTCCTGGTGATAATGGCGTGGAGCCTAATGGTGCGCCGGGCACCGGCAAAAGCACCGACGACAAGGGTAACCCTGCGGCAGGCGAGAAACCTAAGACTGGTGAGGGCTCCGGCACTGGCGGAGTCGGTCGCACGCCTACTGAGGGTAACGGGGGTAATGCTGGTGGTCCTGGCGGTGCGGCTGCCGGGGGTACTGGTACAAAGCCTGGGGGCAAAGAGCCTGACGGCACTACTGACAAGCCAGATGAGGGCAAAGAACAGGAGGCCTGTGGTGCGCCTGGACAAAAGCCTTGCAAAATTGATGAAACTGGTACTCCCACGGGTGATGGGAAATTCGACAAGCTGAACGGCGACGTTGATGCTGCTAAAACAAGTTGGGTGACCGAGATAACCGGCATCAAGGATATGCAGTGGTCTGATTGGACCTGGACATTTCAGCTGCCCTCTGGCTGCACTGCTCTGGATCTCTCACACCTTGGGGTGAATATGGACGTTTGCCGCTGGCAACCTGTTATTCACGACATTATGTCTATGGTGTGGGCTATATCCACCGTTATGGGCTGCGTGTATCTCGTATTCCGCGCTCAAGGGGGTCATTAAATGCCATTGCTCGCTGCCTTAATATCTGCTCTATTCACTGGCCTCGGCAGTTTCCTTTTAAAGCTATTCCTCGCGCGCTTGGCTATACGCATTGCGGCTGTCGCCGCGATTGTTGCTGCTGGCGGGGCTCTCATGACGGTGTTCAATAGCTACGTTGCGCCCTTGGTCGGTGCGATGTTTAGCAGTCAATATGGCCAATTCCTGGGTCTCGCTTTCCCTCCAATATCCGGCACCTGCATTACCGTGTTTACTGGTGTCTGGATGGCTTGTATGACTTACAAGCTGCAAGTTAAGGCGATTAACTCAACTGCGGGGATGTAGCCATGCCTGTCTATTCTGTTGAGGGCAAGCTCGGTACAGGCAAGACCAAGTTTTGCGTGTGGCGGGCGCAGCAGGCCCTCATTCAAGGGCGTCGTGTTGCGAGTAACGTTGACTTGCATACGCACATCCTCTGCCCGCGTAAGCGCACCACGTATACCCGCCTACCTGACAAGCCTACCAGTCATGATTTGATGGCTATCGGCCATGGCAATCCCGACAGCTATGACGAGGATAAGAATGGTGTTCTCATCCTTGATGAGCTGGGCTCCTGGCTAAATGCCCGCGCATTTCAAGACAAGGATCGAATGCCAGTAATTGACTGGCTCATCCATGCTCGTAAATACGGCTGGGACGTGTACTTGATCGTTCAGGATGCCGGGATGATTGACAAACAGGTGCGTGAGGCTCTCGTTGAATATCAATGCAGGTGCATGCGGCTTGATAAAGTACGTGTCCCCGTGGTTGGTGGAATCCTGAGCGTAATTCACCCTAGGCTCGGTTATCTCCCCCGAATGCATTTGGTAGCTGCACGGGTCGGCGTCGGAGCCAATGCCATCGTTGCCGAGCGTTGGGTGTACCGGGGTAATGAGCTGCATGCGGCGTATGACACCCGACAAGTGTTCAGCTCGAGCTACCCGCATGGGGTGCATAGCGTGTTGCCTCCGTGGGATTTCCAGCCAGCAAAAGGCTGGCTGCAGCGTCTGCGAGAGATGCGTGCTCCGGTGCCGCCAGCTGCTCGCCCTGTCACTGTCCCAGACCCGGCCTATGCCCGTGTCCTGGCCCTGTGTCGCAACCTGCCTCCTGACGATGCCGTGCGCGTCCTCTACCGATATCGGCGTGCACTGCAGCACCGGCAAGGTGCTCAACCATGACAGCGCGCATAGCTCTCTTGTGTCTTGCCCTGTGTGCTGGTTCTGCTAGGTCAGAACTGCCGGACACCAGGTCTGACGGTATCGCCGGTGGCTGCGTTCTCTCGTCCAGCTCCTGCAGGTGCTACGGGCCGTCTGGCGTCCTCTTGCCAGTATCGGTTTCTCAGTGTGAGTTGGTGGTTGCGCCTCCTGTGGGTGCCCAGCTCGGTGGCGGGGACCTGCGTCGATATGAGCACGCTCCATTGCATTTGCCCGTCGATCCGGAGCCCTTGCGTGCTCCTGCGCGGCCGCGTGGCGTTGGCTACGCGCTTGATGCTGCTCGCTCGATCTCTCGGGGGGCGCGTTGATGCTGCCGCGCCGTTTCACTAGGTCGGTCGGTGGACGGCCCTGGGGATGCGCAGCGTCCCTGGGGCCGGCCGCAGGCCGGCCTAATTTATTCATAGTTCACTTTGGAACAAGCATGGAAAACGCATCGAAAAAGTGCCCTTGCGAACAGTCCAGAAACTGCTGCATGCGTGAGGACAGATGGGACCGCATCAGCTTCACCTTGCGGATGGTTGCTATGGACCTGGAGCAGCAGGGCATGGCCGATGTGGCCGGTGTGCTGTACCGCCGGGCTGTCTGTGTGGATCAACTCTGTTTCGCGCTCTACGACGCCCGCAACGCTGCTTCCAAGCCCCGAAAAAAGTGAGACCGGCATGCGCGCCAACGCATCCGGCCTCGTGATCGCAGTCAACCTAGGAATCTCCTGCAATGCAACGCATCATATCTGTAGCTGGTCAACGTGTCTTGCTTGATGGCCATACGCTCCCCGATGCCTGGGATGTGTCAATCAAAACGGTGAATGGCCACCGGGAAACATCGTTCCGCAACGCTGTTGTGTGGACCGAATCCGCGCTGCGTCCTCCTCCAGAAATGTCCCGTGAAGACTACCTTGCGCAGTTCGAGGGGAAGAGCTCGCTGTGCGTCTGCGTGAGCTCGAAAAAGAAGACCTGGAGCGCAAGCAAAAGCAGCAGGAAAAGAATGCAGGCCGGGCGAAATCTGCCTGCAGGTGGTTCATCAAGGCAAACGGCTTGAACGAATTGCTCACCATCACCTACCGTGAGAATCAGGAGGATCGCGCCCTGTGCAAACTGCACTTCAAAGAGTGGGTCCGCCGCATGAAACGTGCTCTCGGTGGGCAGTTCGTGTACTGCGCCGCTTTTGAGCGGCAAGAGCGTGGCGCAATGCATGTGCACGTTGCTTGCCACAAGCTGCCAAAGCACGTCATGCACAAGGGCGTGAAGATCGAAGCGTGGCGCCTGGGGACCGAGGTCTGGCGTGCCATCGTTGGTGCCGACAATGGGTTGTGCTTCGTGGGCGGTCGCAACAAATCAGGCAATCGCTACACACGCACTCGGTCGATCGCAAAGATCGCCGCGTACGTCAGCAAATACATCATGAAAGACTACCTGGGTGCCCCTGGTGAGTCCAATCGCTACAGTCGCAGCGACAAGCGTGATGGGGTGGCTGATATGCCTAAAGCGGAGCGCATCCGCATATGGGGCAGGACCTTTGAAGAGATGGTCGAACTCGCTTTCGACTGCAGGGACGGCGAGGTGATTGTCAGCCACCGGATCACCCGGGACGATTTCCGGGGAGACCGATATTGGCTCGTCACAGAGCCCGATTCGGGCTCAGAGGTACTTCCCTATGTCCAATGA